TATAGGAAACACCCCCCTTGATGGTACCTAAAACAGGAGGTAGGCAAGCCACCCCCCGCATACTGTGATGCAACGACTTCTGTTTAGTGTTTGTTACGTTTATACTATGCGTTAACCGGTAAGTACTACCCGCAAACATATGCCTAACGTGACTGTTGAGCCAACGAAGGATAAACCTATCCCCTACGATTTAGGGGACGACCAAACTCGCACTGTTGGTGAAGAAATGGCAGTTGCGGGGAATACCGTCGAGCTGCAAGAGGCTCTCGGTGCCGTAATTAGTTTAGACGAAGCAGACATAGCCCGCGAAAAAGAACTAATAAATGCGGTTATAAAACAACAAGATAAGAAACTTCTTAATCAGCCAAATACTGCCTTTGCCGCCGCAGCCTTCCTGCGTACGTATGGTTCGCAACTAGCGTTAGATGCCGCACAATCTAGGGCCGCAATTACTAACAAGTTAATGGAAATTGCTAACTGCGGTGACCCCCGTTACGAGCTGAAAGCCTTGGAGTTGCTTGGTAAACACAGCGATATTGGGATATTTACTGAACGTAGTGAGATAACCATAAACTATAAAGACCCTGCCGCACTGGAAGAAGAGATAAAAACTAGGGTTAAACGCCTACTGAACGCCACCGTAGTAGAAACTGTACCCCTGTCTGAAGGGTTAGACGAGGAGTTGGGAGTGTATACGCCGGAAGAAACACCAGAAAGCAGCGAAACGACGTCTGAGACTATAGAAAAATGACGTCTGCTTTTGAGAATATAAGCCTTAAAGACATACCTAAAGTGCTGCCGCTGTTGTCCATAGCCGAGCAGGAGCAACTACTTGCCCAGTTAACCCACTTAGAAAAACTAAAGGGGCAAAACTAGCTGAGGAGAAGTTTATTGAGTTTGTTAAGCAGATGTGGCCGACCTTTATCGGCGGCAGGCACCATAAGATCATGGCTGAAGCTTTTGAGCGAGTGGCTTGTGGTGAGCTTAAGCGCCTTATTATTAATATGCCTCCTCGTCATACTAAGTCTGAGTTTGCTAGTTACCTACTGCCTGCTTGGTTTTTGGGCAAATTTCCGCATAAAAAGGTTATTCAAACCTCACATACGGCGGAACTTGCGGTAGGTTTTGGTCGCAAAGTACGAAATTTGGTCGATTCTGAAGCTTACCACGACATTTTCCCCGGTTTAACGCTGTCTGTAGACTCAAAAGCCGCCGGAAGGTGGAACACCAGCAAAGGTGGGGACTATTTTGCCATAGGTGTCGGGGGTGCGGTGACTGGTAAAGGCGCTGATTTGCTCATAATCGACGACCCACACTCCGAACAAGAGGCTGCTTTAGCAGATGTTAGCCCGGAAATTTACGATAAGGTGTATGAGTGGTATACCTCAGGCCCAAGACAGCGTTTACAACCCGGTGGGGCTATAATTGTGGTTATGACTCGGTGGTCACAGCGCGATTTGACCGCCCAAATACTCAAAGCGGCGGCCCAGCGTGGTGGAGATGACTGGGAAGTTATTGAATTTCCAGCAATTATGCCGTCGGGTAGCGCTCTATGGCCCGAATTTTGGAGCTTGGAGGAGCTAGGGGCGTTAAAAGAAGAACTTCCAAGCGGTAAGTGGAACGCCCAGTACCAGCAACAACCGACATCGGATGTTTCGGCAATAATTAAGCGGGAGTGGTGGAATAAATGGGAAGAAGATACCCCACCCCAGTGCGACTATATTTTGCAATCTTGGGATACGGCGTTTGAAGCCAATAACCGGGCGGACTATTCGGCTTGCACTACGTGGGGAGTCTTTTTTAATGAAAATACCCACACTACCAACATCATAATGCTTAATGCGTATAAAGATAGATTGGAGTTTCCAGCGTTAAAACGGGTCGTGTTGGAACAATACAAGGAGTATAAACCAGATTCGCTGATTGTGGAGAAGAAAGCCTCCGGTGCCCCACTAATTTACGAGCTTCGGGCTATGGGTATACCAGTTAATGAGTATACCCCGGTACGTGGGGCGGCTAATAGCCCAAACAATAAAATGGCTAGGCTTAACGCTGTTTCAGACCTGTTTGCGTCTGGTATAGTGTGGGCACCAGACCGCCGTTGGGCGGATGAAGTCGTTGACGAGGTTGCAAGCTTCCCGGCGGGTGAGCACGACGACTATGTAGACAGCGTTATTATGGCGCTAATGCGGTTCCGGCAAGGGGGTTTTTTGAAGTTGCCGTCGGATGAGGCGGAGCAAAAACGGTACTTTAAAGGTAGACGCAACGGGGCGTATTACTGAGGCTAGCAATGAAATTAGACGAAGAATCTCGTGACTGGATAGGTAAAAACCTACCGTTTTTTTCGCCGGAAGTAAAAGCGCAAGCGCTGGAAAGATTAAAAGTTTGTCAGGGGTGTCCCCGCCTAACGCCTAAGATAAATAGATGTGAAGAGTGCGGGTGCTTGATGCCCGCTAAAGTATTTTTTAAGGGTGCTTCTTGCCCGCTAGGTAAGTGGGAAAAGATGAAGGTGGACAATGGCAGAGAGAAATAGAAATATAAGTAAAGCCAAAGGCGGCATGATAAACGCTCCGACAGAAACACCTGCTAACTACTCCAAAGGCCGCTGGCGGCTTATATAGGTAAATATTATGGCAATTGAAAAGAACATATACGCCGCCCCGATGGAAATGAACGGGCTTAACGGTATGGATATGGAAGAGTATGCTGACGCCGTTATTGATATGGATATTATGTCTAGCAGCCCGGTGCAGGTTGAGCTTGAGGATGGCAGTGTCGAGATAACTTTTGGTGAGGAAGAAAACTCCATTGAAGCTGCTCCATTTGACGCTAACCTTGTGGAGTATATGGATGAAAGGGCTCTACAAACGCTTTCGTCTGACCTTATGGGTTATGTAAAAACCGATATACAAAGCCGTAGAGATTGGGCAGATACTTTTGTTAAGGGTTTGGAAGTACTTGGTTTCTCCTACGAACAGCGCACTGAGCCGTGGGAAAACGCCTGTGGGGTGTATAGCAATGTACTAGCCGAAGCAGTAATACGGTTTCAAGCTGAAGCAATGTCGGAAACGTTTCCCGCCGCAGGGCCGGTAAAAACAAAAATAATTGGCGAGGTAACAAAAGAAAAAGAAGATGCGGCGCTACGTGTAAAAGCGGATATGAACTATGAGCTTACCGAAGTAATGACCGAGTACCGCCCCGAACACGAACGTATGCTGTATACCTTGGGGCTTGCGGGTTCTGCGTTTAAGAAAGTGTACTATGACCCGAATATTGGCAGGCAGGTAGCTATATTTTTACCCCCTGAAGATGTAATTGTCCCCTACGGCGCATCTAATATTGAATCGGCAGAACGAGTTACGCACGTTATGCGTAAAACAAAAAACGAAATGTTCAAACTGCAAGCCGCCGGTTTCTATGCAGACATAGACCTTGGGGAACCGGTCAAATATCACACGGATATAGAAGAGAAAAAAGCAGAAGAGGCCGGATACACACTGTCCGCCGATGAACGCTATGTGTTGTTTGAAATACATGCTGACCTAGTTATCGACGATGTAGATGGGGGGGATAACGAAGAACAGCAAATTGCAAAACCTTATGTTGTTACTATTGAACAGGGTTCTGGCGAAGTCCTTGCTATTCGTCGCAACTGGAATCCCGAAGACCCGCTGATGCTAAAGCGCCAACACTTTGTACACTACACCTACGTACCGGGATTTGGTTTCTATGGCCTTGGCCTGATTCATATTATTGGTGGGTACGCTCGTGCGGGTACTTCAATTATTCGGCAGCTTGTAGACGCAGGAACTTTGTCGAATCTGCCCGGTGGCTTGAAAACGCGGGGACTACGCATTAAAGGGGACGATACACCGATTGGGCCGGGTGAGTTTCGTGATGTAGATGTACCGTCGGGTTCTGTGCGCGACAACATAATGACGTTGCCGTATAAAGAGCCGTCACAAACTTTGTTCGCTTTGTTGAAACAGATTACCGACGAAGGCCGCAGATTAGGCGCTATCTCGGATATGAACATAAGCGACATGGGTGCAAACACCCCAGTTGGAACTACTCTGGCGTTGCTTGAACGTACTCTTAAACCGATGGCTGCGGTGCAGTCACGCATTCATTACACAATGAAGCAAGAGTTTAAGTTGTTAAAAGCAATCATTGCTGAGTTTGCGCCTTCTGATTACACCTACACGCCTGACCGTGGTGAACCTCGTGCTAAACAAGCCGACTACGCCGTGGTGGATGTAATTCCCGTCAGCGACCCTAATAGCAGCACTATGGCGCAAAAGGTAGTTCAATACCAAGCCGTACTGCAAATGGCGCAGGCTACCCCACAAATTTACGACCTGCCGCAACTTCACAGGCAAATGATTGAAGTGCTTGGTATTAAAAACGCGGATAAGTTGGTACCGATTAAAGACGATATTAAACCTACGGACCCGGTAAGTGAAAATATGAGCGCTATCACTGGGAAACCCATTAAAGCGTTTATATATCAGGACCACGACGCACACATTGCAACCCACCAATCTTTTATGCAAGACCCACAGATTGCGGCTTTTATTGGTCAAAATCCGGCAGCGCAACAGATTGTGGCTGCGTTGAACGCCCATATTGCAGAACATATAGCATTTTCTTACCGAAAACAGATTCAAGAAAAGCTTGGTGTACCGCTTGGTGAACCAAACAAAGAGATGTCGGAAAAAGTGGAAGTACTGTTGTCTCAGGTTATGGCTGCGGCTTCACAACAAAATACGCAGGCTAAACAAGCACAGGCGGCGGCTCAGCAAGCGGCCCAGCAAGCTCAAGACCCATTTATCCAAATGCAACAACAAGAGCTACAAATTAAACAAGCGGAGCAACAGCGTAAGGCGCAGAAAGACCAGATAGACGCAACCCTTGCAGCGGCTAAACTGCAACTTGATAAACAAAAAGCAGACAAAACTGTTGCCCTTGAGGCTGCTCGGGTTGCTTCGCAAACTCAACAAGCCACCGCCAAACAAGATTTGGACGAGGCTAAAGCTATTCTTGATTTAGTAAAAACAGAACAGGAGCGGTTCCGTGGCTAAGAAAACAGTCAGTACAGGCGAATCACTGCGGCTGCATAAGGCAAAAAAACTTACCAAGATTGGTAATGGGCTACAAAAACTGAGCAGTATGAGTAAACACGAAAAAAGGTCGTTTAAACCATATCGAGGGCAAGGTAGGTAAATGGCAAAAACAATATACGAAGTGCTTATTGAAAAAATCAACGAGTGCATAGTACAGCACCAAGAACATCTTATAGACGGTGGGGCTAAAGACTACGCCAGCTATAAAGAAGTATGCGGAGTGATACGGGGGCTAGCTACCGCATTGCAAGAAATAAAAGACCTCGCACGAAACCAAATGGAACTCGATGAAGATGAATAGAACTGTAGAAGCTTCAGCTACGGTAGAGCTTACAGCGTTAGAAAAAGTACGGGCAGAGAAAATAGTAAAGGAGCGGGCCAAAGCAGCGGAAGAACAAGCCCTGCTGGAAGCGAGTATCCCTAAACCAATTGGGTACCACCTACTGATTGCGCTGCCAAATGTAGACGAAACTTTTGGCGATTCCGGGTTGCTAAAAGCGGAAAAAACCCTACGGGACGAGTACATTTTATCCATGATCGGGCTGGTTCTGGACATGGGGGACCAAGCCTATGCAGACAAAGACCGGTATCCTACTGGCCCTTGGTGCGCTCGTGGGGACTATGTCATGTTCCGGGCTAATACCGGCACACGCTTCAAAATCGGTAAGCAAGAATACCGCATTATGAACGACGACAGCGTTCAGGCCGTTGTTCCCAACCCTAAAGCGATTTCTCGTATCTAGGAGCTAAATTATGGCTATTCAACGAGTAGAATACTCAGTACCGGAACCAGACAAGGAAAACACGGTAGCCGAAGTAGAGGTTAACGTAAAAGACGAAACTAACAACGACCTTGAAGTTGAGGGTGCTGTTGGGCGCGAAGAAATTAAAAAACCCGAGAAAAAACAAGAAGTTACTAGAGTAATAAAATCCGGCGAAATTGAAGTTGAGATTGAAGACGACAGGCCACCAGAAGACCGGGGGCATTTAAGGGCTAAAACGCCAAAAGAAGTTACTGATGAAGAACTCTCTCAGTACTCCAAAACAGTACAAAACCGTATAAAGTCTATACAAAAGAGTTTCCATGACGAGCGTAGGGATAAGGAAAGGGCGTATCGTGAGCGAGAGGCTTTACAGAATTACGCCAAACAGCTTATTGAAGAGAATAAAAAGCTAAAAGAGACGGAAACCCGTAGTCACAACGCCCTTATTGACCAAGCCAAAAAACAGGTTGCGCTTGAGATAGCTGAGGCGAAGCGGCAGTACAAAAGTGCTTATGAATCAAACGATTCCGAGGCTATGATTGCCGCCCAAGAATCCCTCAATAAAGCGCAAATTAGAGCTGACAAAGTACTTGGATTAAAGCCAAAGGCTTTACAAACCGAAGAAATTCCTGTAGAAAGGGTATCAGACAACCAAGGCCCGAAAAAAGTCGAACAGCCACAACCGGTTATAGACAAAAAAGCGGAGGCTTGGCGTGATGCTAATCCGTGGTTTGGTAGTGACGACGAGATGACCGCGTTGGCACTAGGCTACCACAGCAAACTTATAAAGGAAGGGGTTGACCCCACTTCTGATGAGTATTACGAGAAGATAAATTCTCGCATGATGAGCGTCTTCCCAGATCGGTTTGATTATGAGGAAGAAACCAAGGAGTTTATAGAAACTCCTAAAAAGAAATCAAGCAACATAGTTGCACCCGTTAATCGGAGCCAAGCACCTAAGAAAGTGCGCTTAAAGCAATCTGAGATTGCTATAGCAAGAAAACTTGGACTTACTTTAGAACAGTACGCCTTACATGCGGCGAAACTAAGAGGAAATTTAAATGGTTGATACTAGATTGAATAGAGACGAGACGAATAGAGCCAAATCTACGCGCAAAAAAGCGTGGGAACGCCCAGAAACTTTACCTAACGTCGAAGTTGGTGATGGTTGGGTTCCGCGTTGGGTTCGTCTGAGCACTCTTGGTCAGTCGGATGCTACCAATATTTCCTCAAAACTGCGCGAAGGCTGGGAACCGGTACTTGCTAGCGACCATCCCGAGGTTTATTCAGACGTAATTAAGGATAACCGCTTTAAAGATAACATCATTATCGGGGGTCTTATGCTATGTAAAGCACCCGAAGAAATGGTTAAAGAGCGTAATACTTTCTACCAGAATAAATCGTATGGCGAAATGCAAGCCGTAGATAACAGCCTAATGCGTGAAAACGACCCTAGGATGCCCTTGTTTAACGACAGGAAATCCACGGTTTCTTTTGGTAAAGGTTAATTTTTAGGAGTTTATCATGGCAACTACTGCTGCCCCCTACGGGCTTAAACCCGTAAAACGGGTCGACGGCCTCCCCTATTCGGGAGCTGTTACCCAGTATCTTATTGACCCGGCCGGTGAAGGTACTAATATCTACTATGGTTCGGTTGTAATTATCGGTAGTGATGGTTATATCGCCATTTCTACCGCTACCGGTGCTGACGTTACTACCAATAACCTTGGTGGTAACGGTGTAGGTGCCGTAGGTGTGTTTGTTGGCTGCGAGTACACAAATAGTCAAGGCCAGCAAGTTTTCTCCCAGTATTACCCCACCGGGCAGAACTATAATTCTACCCCGATTAAGGCGTATGTGGTTGATGACCCAATGGTTCTGTTCCAAGCCCAGCTTGATGGTTCCGGTGCCCAAACGATTATTGGCACTAATACTTTCTTTGCTGCGGTGCAAAGTACCAGCACGGGTTCTACCACTACTGGTAACTCCACAAGTGCTTTGGACGCTACGGTTCAAACTGCGGCTGCTGCATTCCGTATCGTTGCTCACGTTTCCCCCGCGAGTGACGCTTTCCCGGATGTACTGGTCAAGTTTAACCCCAGTGCCCACAGCTATATGAACAACGTCGGACTGTAAGGAGTATTGAGTCATGGCTATTTCACGCGCACAACTACTCAAGGAACTCCTGCCGGGTCTTAACGCCCTGTTCGGCCTTGAATATGCTAAATACGGTGAGCAACACAAAGAGATTTACGAAACCGAAAACTCTGACCGTTCTTTTGAAGAAGAGACTAAGCTGTCTGGCTTTGGCGCTGCTCCGATTAAAGGTGAAGGTTCTGCCATCGCCTACGACAACGCGCAAGAAGCATGGACTGCCCGGTATAACCACGAAACCGTTTCTATGGGTTTTTCAATCACTGAAGAAGCGATTGAAGACAACCTGTACGATAGTCTGTCGTCTCGTTATACCAAGGCTCTGGCCCGCGCTATGGCGTATACCAAACAGGTTAAAGCTGCGGCTATCCTGAACAATGCGTTCAGCAGCAGCTACAAATACGGTGACGGCAAAGAACTGTGTGCTACCGACCACCCGCTGGTCTCTGGTGGCACCAACTCCAACGAACCCGCCACTGCTGCCGATTTGAATGAAACTTCTTTGGAAGCTGCTGTAATTCAAATTGCTGGCTGGACGGACGAGCGCGGCCTGCTGATCGCAGCGAAACCCCGTAAACTGGTAGTCCCGCCCAATTTGATGTTTGTGGCGACCCGTTTGCTGGAAACCGAACTGCGTGTTGGTACTGCCGATAATGACCTGAACGCACTGAAAACCAACGGTTCTATCCCCGGTGGATACACGGTCAATAACTTTTTGACCGACACTGACGCTTGGTTCCTGTTGACTGATGTGCCTAACGGTCTTAAGCACTTTGTCCGTACTTCGATGCAGACGTCTATGGATGCTGACTTCGATACCGGCAACAGCAGGTACAAGGCCCGTGAGCGTTACAGCTTTGGTGTCTCTGACCCGCTGGGCATTTTTGGAAGCCCGGGCGCTTAATGGTTGTAAATCAGTAACTTACGTTACTACTAAGGGGGGCTTCGGCCCCCTTTTTGTTATTAGGGGGGTAATTGACTCGTGGACGTAAAAACTTGCAACAAATGCCAAAAAAGTCTACCCGTTTCGGCGTTTCACAAGGCCGTAAAAGACGGAAAAACGTACTTTAGAAATACTTGTGCTGCCTGTAGAAACGCCGTAAAAGCAAAATACGCATCTAATTCACCCCAAAATTACCTCAAAGTTCTGTACATACAATTAAAATCTCAACGCAAAAAACAGAAAAATGTCGAATTTTGCTTAGATTTTGAACATATTATAGCTTTGTGGGAAAAGCAAAACGGGCGTTGTGCGTTATCTGGGGTCGTTATGACCTACCATAGAGACGGGATTTATGGGGCGGGAAAGAAAGATTTTAATGCTTCAATTGATCGAATTAACCCTGCTGGGCCTTATAAAGAAGGCAATATCCAGCTAGTTGCTACTCGCGTAAACATAATGAAACACACACTTAGCCCGGATATGCTTATTTGGTGGATACGGGCACTGTACGAACACGCATATCTTTGTAAAACTTAAAATTTACTCCCTTGTAGCATTGTTTTAAAAATGCTATATACTATATAAACCGGGGTCATCCGGTATATCTGACAGTCCCGGCTGACGTCATGCAGACAGATATACCCCAACTCGCATGAGAGGTCTCAAATGGCTAATACCACGTTTAACGGTCCCGTTCGTTCAGAAAATGGGTTCCAATCTGTATCGCAAGACGCTACCACGGGCACAATTACTGTCCTGAATAACTCAGGGTTGGCCCCAGTTTCTTTTACCGACGCCGACAAAACCCTGACTAACGCGGCCAACTCTGGTGTTGTGAACATCATTGCAGACGTAACCGCTGACAGGACTTACACCCTGCCGACCCCGGTTGCCGGTTCTGTGTTCAAATTCATCTACGGCGGCGGCGCTGCTGACGGCCACGATGCCATCATTACCACTGGCACAGACACCCTGTATTTCGTGGGTGGGGTAGTGTTTTTGGACGAAGACACCGACGTAATCAGCATGGTGTTCTCCGACGGCAACAGCAACAGCAAGCTACAGATTAACCTGCCGCAGGCCATCGAAGTGACCTTTACCGGCACCAGCGCAACTACTTATCAGGTCTCTGGATACGTTTGTAGCACGACTGCTCCTGCCTTCGCTGACCAATAATAGGGGGTGACTTATGGCTGATGCCGTTACTTCACAGACCCTAGTAGATGGTGGCCGTATCGCGGTAATGAAGTTCACTAACATTTCCGATGGGACCGGAGAATCTGCCGTAACCAAAGTAGATGTTAGTGCGCTTGCGGTTGACCCGATTACGGGAAAAACTTGTACGGGTGTGACTATCCAACGCATCCAGTACGATGTACGCGGTATGGACGTTCAGATACTTTGGGACGCGGATACCGATTTGCTCTGCTACATAGCTACTGAAGGTAATTTTGGTGACCAAGATTTTGCCGAAATTGGCGGGCTTACTAACAACGCCGGGGCAGGTAAAACCGGAGACATCAAATTTACTACTTTTAATCACACCGCTAACGATGTTTACACCGTTATTTTGACGATGCTTAAATCTTATGGCTAAGACTCCTGCGTGGACTAGAAAAGAAGGTAAAAACCCAAAAGGCGGCTTGAACGCTAAAGGGCGGGCTTCGTATAACAAAGCAAACCCCGGTAAGCCGGGGTTAAAGCCCCCTGCGCCAAACCCCAAAACCGAGAAAGACGCAAATAGGCGTAAGTCTTTTTGTGCCCGATCAGCGGGGCAAATGAAGATGTGGCCTGAGGCTGCAAAAGACCCGGAAAGCCGATTACGCAAAGCGAGGAAAGCGTGGAACTGTTGACTTGCACGCGGTGCAAAACGCAAAAACCCGGGACTGCGGAGTATTTCCCGCTGCATAACAAGAAAGCCAATGGTTTGGACTCGTGGTGCCGAAATTGCCGGGCTACGTACCGTAATGAGATATGTCGCGGTAAGTTTCGAGGCGTAATAAGTGACGAAGCGCTAAAGGCGCTTAAAGCAGGCACCACAGAGTGTGTCATTTGTGGAGCGAGCGGGACGCTTGTAGTTGACCACAACCACGTAACCGGCGAGGTTCGTGGTATGTTATGTAACCATTGTAACCGGGGATTGGGGCATTTCCGAGATGACCCAGACTTGTTAGAGTTTGCTAGAATGTACCTACTTGCTTCAAAGTCTTCGCCGGAGTGGGGGGAGTACTACAAACGTCATTCATCCGACCTGTTAGACAAGGCAGCAAAAGACCCAAATAGCCGCATAAATAAGTCCCTTCGGGCTTGGAACTGTTGAGGTAATAATTGTGGTTAAAGATAAAAAGTGGATTCAAAAAGCTATTAAAAAGCCCGGGGCGCTTAAAGAGTCTCTGGGGGTTAAGCAAGGTGAGAAAATTCCGGCTAAGAAACTAGCCGCAGCCGCTAAAAAACCCGGCAAAATGGGTCAGCGGGCGCGTTTAGCTCAGACTTTGAGTAAGATGAAAAAATGATGAATTGTCGCGGAATGGGGGCTATAAAGCCTATAGCCCTGAAAGAAGGCGGTACGGTCAAAGACGACTGCTACCGCAAGGTGAAGGCTCAGTACAAGGTTTTCCCTTCCGCGTACGCTTCTGGTGCAATCGCTAAGTGTAGGAAGAATAAAGCTCGTGGCGGTTAGAAAGACAGAGAAAGGAGCTGCCCTGAAGCGGTGGTTCAAAGAGGATTGGAAAGATGTTCGCACAGGTAAAGAGTGCGGGCGTCAAGAAGGGGAAAAGCGTGGTACTCCGTACTGTAGACCGACAAAACGAGTATCCAGTAAAACTCCGAAAACTGCGTCAGAAATGAGTTCAGCCGAGAAAAAATCTCGGGTAGCGCAGAAGAAAAGTTTAGGCCAGCCAGCAGGTGCGCCAAAGCGGGTAACGCCGCTAAAAAGGAAAAAGTAAATGGCAACGTCCGGTACAGCAACATTTGACATGGACTTCACCGAAATTGCGGAGGAAGCGTGGGAACGTGCCGGTAGAGAAATGCGCTCGGGGTACGACCTCCGTACTGCCCGTCGTTCTATGAATCTGTTGACTATTGAGTGGCAGAACCGTGGCATAAATATGTGGACTATTGAGGAAGGCACAGTCAACCTTGTACAAGGCACTGCGACATATAACCTTCCTGCTGACACTATTGATTTACTTGAACACGTAGTACGCACGGGGAGTGGTAATGCTTCTACTCAGTCTGATCTTAGTATTTCTCGCATCAGTGTATCTACATATTCTTCTATCCCTAATAAGTTATCTCAAGGACGCCCCATCCAGCTATATATCGACCGGGCGCAAGCAACCCCGACGGTAACTGTGTGGCCTATCCCAGACCAAGGAACGGGGGGTAGCCCGTATTACATACTTAAATACTGGCGATTGCGGCGTATTGAAGACGCGGGGAGTGGGGTTCAAACCCCGGATGTTAATTTTCGCTTCTTACCCGCACTTGTTGCGGGTTTGGCTTATTACATAGCCCAAAAAGACCCGGAATTGATGCCCCGTGTACCAATGATACAAGCGGAGTACGAACGACAGTTTGAGTTAGCGGCTGGCGAAGACAGAGAAAAAGCAGCGGTTAGTTTAGTACCTCGTATTTATGGTATGCGCGGATGACCAATAGGTTTGCTTCAGGTAGGAACGCTATCGCTATATGCGATGTGTGCGGGTTTCAGTACAAACTACATGAACTAAAAATTGTAATAGTAAAAGGCAGAGATACAAATATAAAAGCTTGCCCGGAATGTTGGGATTTAGATCACCCTCAATTACATTTGGGTGAATTTCCGGTAGACGACCCGCAAGCGTTACGCAACCCAAGGCCCGATTCTGCCGAGTTACTAGAAAGTAGAGATATACAGTGGGGGTGGAACCCGGTTGGGTTTGGTAATGATGACGGGCTTACACCAAATAATTTACAAGGAAGTGGGCAAGTCGGTACGGTAACAGTAACAACTAACTAAGGAACAACTATGAAAACCAAATCAAAAAAATGTCCTAAATGTGGTAGAGCCGGATGTGCTTGTGGCGGAGCCGTAAAAATGGCTTCCGGCGGTGGGGTAAAAGTTCGTGGTTGTGGTGCTGCAACCAAAGGCACCCGCGCTCGTGGTCCGATGGCGTAGGGAGAAGTAGGTGAACTACACCGAACTTAAAACGAATATACAAGATATTTGTGAACAGACGTTTACAGATGACCAGCTTGCTATGTTTACGGAACAGGCCGAACAGTTTATTTATAACGCTGTTCAAATTCCTGCGCTTCGTAAAAATCAATCCGGTAATGTTACGTCAGGTAACAAATATCTCGTGTTCCCGACTGACCTACTTTATGTATATTCGTTAGCAGTTATAGACGGCAGCGGTGATTTTTCGTATTTGTTAAACAAAGATGTAAATTTTATTCGTGAAGCATACCCCGGCCCGACCGATACTGGTACGCCCAAGCACTACGCAATATTTGATGACACAGCGTTTTTATTGGGGCCGACCCCGGATGCTAGTTATAACGTAGAACTTCACTACGGATACTACCCCGAATCTATTGTTACTGCGGGGACTACGTGGCTAGGAAATGAATTTGATTCTGCATTGTTGAACGGTGCGTTGGTTGAGGCTATACGGTTTCAGAAAGGCGAGCAGGATATGGTTGCTCTATACGACAAAAAATTTGCTGCATCTTTGACACTCCTTAAAAATCTTGGTGATGGAAAAATGCGGGAAGATACGTATCGTTCCGGGCAGGCACGTATAAAAGTCTCGTAATTTTTGTGAGGTAAAAAATGGCTATTTCTCAAGCAATGTGTACTTCGTTTAAAAAAGCCCTTCTCGACGGGGAAATGGACTTTAGTTCAGACACAGCACAAGTATTTAAAATTGCGTTGTATACAAGTTCCGCTACGTTAGACGCAACAACGACTGCTTATAGCGCGACAAATGAAGTGGCTGGTACGGGTTATTCTGCCGGTGGAGAAACATTAACTATTTCTGTTAACCCCACTACCTCTGGCACAACAGCGTATTTGGACTTCAGTGATGTTGTTTGGGCGTCCGCAAGCATTACTGCGCGTGGAGCGTTAATTTATAAGTCTGGTGGGACTAATCCGGCGGTTGCAGTGCTTGATTTTGGTTCTGATAAAACCTCAACATCGGGAAACTTTACTATTGTGTTCCCGACTGCTGACGCAAGTAACGCTATTGTTAGGATTGCCTAATGACTGATGTTGTCGTTCCGTACAGCGGCTGGGGGCGTATAGGCTGGGGGGAAGGCGCGTTTGGTGAGGGCAGTGAAGCTGTAGGTTTTGCTACCGGGGCGGTTGGTACTGTAGCAATAACTGCGGACGCAAATGTAACCGTTACTGGGGTAGCTGGAACCACTGCTTTAGGTGTTGCAACAGTAACCGCATACGCCAACGTTAATGTTTTAGGTGTACAAAGTGCGGGGTATATAGGTCCGGTTCTTGTTTGGGGGGATGTAATACCAAACCAGAACGCAAATTGGGGTAGTATTAACCCAGCGCAAACACCAAACTGGTTGGATATAGCGGCATGAAAATAGTAAAAGAAGCAAGGCAAATTGGGCCTACTATAGACCCCAAACACGAAATTGAACAGGTTTGTAATAACTGCGGATACGATCTTGACGCAGCGGAACTCTCTGCCGCTACTTGTTCTGATTGTGGGCAACCCCTGTATGTTAAACAAAGTACAACGATTTATGCTACTAGCGTACCGATTGCTAAGGGCGACACAGCGTTGTAGTAGGAGATACTAATGGCTACGTATGTAAATAATTTGCGGCTTAAAGAAATTACTACCGGCGATGAAGACGGTACGTGGGGGGATTCCACTAACGTAAATTTAGAGCTAATCGGTGATGCGCTTGGGTACGCCACCCAAGATTGTTTTGCATCTGATACCAATGCGACTACGACTGTTGCGGATGGCGCGGCGGACCCGGCTCGGGCGATGTACTTTAAAGTTACGTCTTCGGCAACTTTGACTGCTACACGTACACTTACTCTTGCCCCCAACACCCTTTCACGGGTTATGTTTATTGAAAATGCTACCACTGGTGGGCAATCCATCACTATTAGCCAAGGTAGTGGTTCTACGGTAACTATCGCTAACGGTAAGACCGTCGTTATTTATTCAGATGGTGCCGGTTCTGGTGCTTCTATTGTTGACGCTCTTGCTCTTGTTGACCCCGGTATTACCGATACGCTTGCGGAAGTATTGGTTGCGGGAAACTCTACGGGTGGTACGAATATTGTTGTTACTGCCGGGGACGTAATTACTACTGATACTGTTAGTGAAACTACTTCAGCCGCTGGTGTGACTGTAGATGGGGTACTATTGAAAGATGCCGGTATCACTGCAACTGGCGGCGGTTCTCTGACTGGTACGTGGTCGAACTTGGGCACAGTTACGACTGTAGACATCAACGGTGGAACCATTGACGGCACGACTCAGGCCACGGGTACGATCAACGGCCCCATTGCTGCTGGTGGTACGTGGACTGCTGCTGCTACTTGGACACTTCCTGCCCTGACCTTGGGCGGGACTGTTACCTCTAACGGCCAGTCGTTCTCCGGCACCATTGCCAACCTTGGCTCTGTTACCACTGTAGACATCAACGGCGGAACGATTGACGGTGCAACTATTGGCGGAGCCTCTGCCGGGGCTGGTACGTTCACTACGCTAGCAGCAACAACTTCGCTATCTGTTGCAAACAATTCAGTCAACAGGTTGGCGGAATTCAAAAGCAGTAACGCCGCCGGCGGGTATATACAAGTAGACAATACAGCCGCTGTTCCAATCTATGTTGGCTTTGGTTCCAGCTTGTCATCGTCAGCGACTACTTCTGATGGGGTTATTCGTTTTGACGACCCGAACTATCTCTACATTTCAGCAGATGGGACTGCGGTAACTCGGTTTAGTTCATCTGGTCTGAGGCAGTCAGGAAGTCTAATTGTCGGCTCTCTCTCAGTCACGCCTGACGGCACCCTTCATGTACATACGGCTACTGCTGGGGCGGTTGCTGCCCCTCCTGCGGCAGATGATTTCATAATCGAAGGGAGCGGAGATACCGGAGCAACTATACTTGCGCCAGATGCGAACACATCTGGTTACTACATGGGCTCGCCTACAGATAACCAAGGCGCTGGTTTCACATGGAATTACAACACCAGCTTGGCCTTATTGGGCTCCGGGAAAGTCGGTGCCTCTTTGAGGCTGTCTGGTGATAACTTTGTAACCAACCTCACCCTCTCTGGTGCTTCTGGAAGTGAGCAAGCCAACTTCGCCAAGAAGCTCACTGTTGGCTCCAGTTCTGTCGCGGCTGATGGCACCCTTCATGTGCATACTGCTAGTGCTGGGGTGGTTACTGCAAATTCAGTGGGCGACGTTGGTGTTTTCGAGTCTAACAGTAACGGGGGCATTTCAATTCTAACCCCAGATGCTGCAGCAGGATATCTTGTTTTCGGGTCGGCTTCTAGTAATTTGGGCGCTACCGTCCAATGGGGCTACGACGCAAATGTATTCAGCATCAGAGCAAGGAGGGTCGGGGCTTCGCTAGTGCTGGCGTCGGACAACAACGTAACCAACCTCACCCTCTCCGGTGCTTCTGGGGCAGAAAACACACTGGCCCACGGAAAACTTAAAGTTCTCGGCTGGAATGCTACTTCTATTGCTGCTACCGGGCCAGACCTTATTGTGTGCGGTGGAAACGCAACCGGTGAGCCTGATCTTTCTTGGGCTGGTTACACCGCAGCAATCATCAACACTCAAGGCACCTCGAATAGCTCCTACCTTGCAATAATCTCTGGGAATGTGGCGGGTACATCCGCAGTTTCATTTGGTGACAGCGATGCGGCCCTTCGTGGCGCGGTAAAATTTTCGAACAGCACGGAAAACCTGACAATACACGCGACAGGCGACGTATTACAGGCGACCTTTGGTGGTGCTTCTGGCAGTGAGCTTGCTACTTTTGCAGGTAATGTAACTTTGTCCGAAGGCAAG